ACACACATTTATCTGCTTTTTGCACACCCGACAAAACAAATGTGAAATTTGCATTACTATCTGGTGGCACGTCAAACTCTGCAAATCTTGGTTGAATTTTTGCTGCAAATGCAAGGCGAACCTGATATGACTTTAAATTCACTGGCTCGATTATATTTAAAAGACATAAAAACTAGGCTAAAAGAAGTAACCTATGACGGTCATAAACATTTACTAGATAATAGAATACTTCCATATCTAGGCAATAAGCCAATTAATTTAATAACTCCTGCTGATATAAGGGCATGGCAAAATAAACAGATTTCCCAAGGATATTCGGATGCATACCTTAAACGTATGAACAGCCTACTTGTTGCTACTTTAAACTTTGCTGTGAAATTCTATAATTTAAAAGAAAATCCATGCCATTTAGCTGGAAGTATGGGGAAAAGAAAACGAAACAAAATAACATTCTGGACCAAAGAAGAATATTTTAAATTCATCGCATTAGTTGATGATATTACAAAGTATACAATGTTTCAAACTCTTTACTATACCGGTATTAGAATTGGAGAATTATTAGCTTTGACATACAATGATATCGATCTAGCTAATGGAATCATTAGAATAAACAAAACCGTAAATTTTAAAGGGGGAAAAGTTATATTCACTTCTCCTAAAACTCCAAAAAGTAATAGGGAAATAACAATCCCGCAATTACTGATTAATGATTTAAGTAATTATATTGAAAAAATTTATGGCTATAAAATGACCGACCGTGTGTTTCCATATACCAAAGCTATTCTATATAAGGAACTCAAAAAGAAGAGTGAACAGGCTGGACTAAAAAAGATACGAGTACATGATTTTAGACATTCACATGCAAGTTTATTAATTGATATGGGTATTAATCCATTACTGATTTCTGAAAGATTAGGGCATGAAAAAGTCGAAACCACACTTAATACCTATAGCCATCTATACCCTTCAAGAGCAGATGAATTAGCAGAAAAGTTAAACAAAGTAGTACCATTTTAGTACCACTAAAAGAAAAAGGACTTAGGAAAAAACTCCTAAGTCCCTTTATTTATAGGCTATTCGCCATTATATCGTATTATTCGATAATTGTAGCAACCTAACTAGATATGATTGTTTTTAATGTTTTTATATTATTTTCAATGTTTCTAATTGATATATATTCACATTTTACACATTTTTTTTGCATTTTTAACTTTTTCTAGTACCGTTTTAGTACCATTTAAAGTAAGTACTTAGCTTTCATATAACCAACTACACCATTATACTCAACTTTTGCATATCCTTTACTGATATACATTACATTGACTTTTGTTTTATTTGGAACTTTCTTTTTAAGGACTTTTGTTCTTGTTTTATTCCAGATGTTCAATCCTTTCTTTGTTCCAAAAACTTCCTTGGTCCAAGTCTTTTTGAACTTTTCAAACGTTCCGTAAGTTCTTTTCAACTTAGCCGGAGTATTGCCCCACTTTCCAAGATAGAAATGTGGAGTATCTACAGGGCTAACCCAGTCACCACCCCAGGCAAGCCCTACTTTCTTTGACTTGGCAATTTTAGCAACTTTTTTTATGCCTTTGTTGTTATATGTGTCATCAGTGATTCTTCCGTCTCCATCTACATCATACTTCAAAGCAATGTCAAAAGCAATGCCCCACTGGTGTTGTGATGAATAATCACTGCCCTTAGCATTTGTAACAATGTTGCCCGGTTTGGTTCTGCCCTTGGCATACAATTTATCCTGATACTCCTTACTTCTAAATCCTTCTGTAATGATCAGATAAATCCCTTTCTTTGCACACTGCTTTAAAAGTAAAGTTAACTTGTAATTAAGCCAAGGATGGAGCTTGGTTCTGTCAATTCTAATATCGTGTTCTTTCTTCATTATTCTTCCTCACTTTCCATTACTTTTATACCGTATTTTTTAGCACAAGTATTCTCAATCCTACATCCTCTGTACTTATCCCAATTCTTACAAAAATATGCAATATCTGCATCTGCCAAAAGTTCCAAACTCCTGCCTAAAAACCATAGTGGTTTGGCATCATGCGGAGCATTTTCGAAAAAACTGTCAATGATTTCTACATCCTCATTGTATGTTTCTTTAATTCTATTAACTGCTTTTGCTCTTTCTTCTTTAATCTGTTCATCTGTTTTGTCTCTCATTGGCTGACTTATAAATACTTTCATTTGTCTATTCCTCCACTTCCGGCAATCCTGCCACTGATGTTGCCACACTTAATATTCCTGCAAGTACTGTTGCTGACACAACCACCTTCCAGTCAACTGCTGCTAACACTGCTGCAGAACCGATTGTTGCAATAAATGTCTGTGCCATTGTTTTTACAGCTCTAACACCTGCTGCCTTAATCCATTTCTTTGTCTTGTCACTACTCATTCGTGTACTCCTTTCCCTGCTTCATTGGCAGTTCCTTTACTCTCTTATAAATTTCTGTTCCTGTTCCATTTCCGCCCAGTGCGTGATATGCCTTGTATAAATGTTCAAAATCATCCAATGCTTCAACTGATATATGCTCCTGAGCTATGTACTGTTTTCCCAGCGTGTATATCTTGTTATGCAAAATTGCAATAACTCCGTCCTTAATTAATTTATATGATGAATTTTTTAATTTGACATAATTAACTGCACTAACAAAAATTGCACCGATTAATGAAGGAATCCCACACAAGGATAAAATCTGATAAAGTGTCATATGTTTTTTCCTCGACTTTCTCTGTTTTTGGGTATAAAAAAAAGACCTTTAAGGTCCTGCTCTAACATTTACTGTAACTTTCGTCAATCCACCATCCATATTGCATGAACCGGTATGCACAGTCCTGTTGAAATTGTTAAAGGTCCAGAAAATCCATAATAATTAAAAGATACTGTGCCCCCTGGATTAATTGTCATCATCCATCTGGCAGTTGTCTTATTTTTTATATCTCCCTGTTGAATAGACCATACATTGCGAGAAGGTCTCATATCCTCAGGAATGTTTCTAAACAAACTATCATGATCTGCAAAACTTGTTGAATTTGTTATAATTCCCACCAATTCTACAGTTTTCCCTACTCTTCTGATTTTAGGTGCATCAGTAGTGGACCATGCTGATATGCCATATCCACATTCAACCGATTTCCAGCCTGTATCATACACTTCTCCGGATGTTTCAATAAGGGTTAACTCCTGCCAATCCTTCCAGCCGGCATTTTCATAACGCTTATAAATCACATTGTTCTTTACATCAGGAATAAATATCTGAAACTTAGTTGATGTTTCCCCTTCAACATAAAGCATTCCCCAGTTAGTAACAGGTCTGTTTGTTCCTGCTGTTGTCTTTATGTGATACACTCCATTTTCTGTTAATGTATTCCAATCCACTGCTGATGTTATGGTTTTTGTACCCAAAAAAATTTTTTTGAGGTTAGACAGAAAACTGCCTAACCCCTCTTTATTTAGATACGTATTTTGTGTTTTTGCCATTATAACGCACCTCTTTTTTTAATTATTCTGTAATGCCAAATAATGCATTTATCTCTTTGTCTGAGATTGCTGTATAAGTAGTTCCTTCCAAAGTTGCCACTTTTGTTTTTAATGATGCAATATCATTCTTGTTTGTTGCTACCTGGCCATTTGCTAATGCTGTTGCTGCACCTGCTTTTTCATAATTTGTGCTTGCTGTGTAAGCTGCGCTTCCAAGACCTTTTACAGCTACATCTGTTCCGTCAACGGAAACTGTTCCATTTGCTGTACCTGTTTTTACTGACTGAACTGCAGTATCAGCCTTTCCTAAAGAAGTCTGAACATCTTTTGCTAATTTTGCCTTAGAAACATTACCATCAGCAATTTTAACTGTTGTTACCGCATTAGTTGCTAACTCAGTAGCTCCAATAGAACCAGCTACAACAGAAGCACTAATTTCTCTTGTGGTTGAATCAATTGAAATCTGAATCTTAGTAGCATTTGCTTTTGCCTTATAAATATCAACAAGAGTACCTACGTTAATATATACCTTGTCATTTGTAGCATTAGCTAATGTTAATACCAAATAAGTTCCGGCTGTTGTTGGTGCTCCGGTTCCTGTTGGAAGTGTCTGTGCAGTATAAGTTTTAACCTCACCACGGGATACAACCATATCCTTTGGAATGTCAATTGTTGCAATATTCTTTCCATTCTGTTTTAAAGTATAAGACTTAGACATTCCGGCTGTTGTTGTAGTAGTATCAACAGTAACTTCCCCTGCTGTTTTTGTATCACCTACAGCAGATTTAATTTCGTTTACTGCACTTACAAGGTCTGTTTTCTTAGATGTTGTTAAATTAGCCAGTGTTCCTATTTTATTTTCCGTATCTGCCTTTGCATCACTAACAGCTTTTGATACAGAACCTGCTCCTGTACCATTTAATGTTGCTATTGCATTCGTATTTGCCTTAACCTGACCATCTGCTAATTCTTTAACTTTTGTTGCCGCTGTTCCTGATGTTTCTTTTGTGTCAATTAAACTTTTTACCTGTTCATTGTAAGTTTTTAATCCTTCAAGATCTAAATATTTCTTTTCTGTTGCCATTTCTTTTCTCCTCTTCTACTTAAACATTTTATTTATATCTTCATTTGAAACTGAATTTATAGCTTCACCTACCAGTACATACTGCCTGTTTTCTTCATCCCATACGAAAATGTTTTTTTCAGACATGTTTATGTACAATGAATCGTCTGTTCCTTCACTTGGAAGAACATACTTCTTTACTATCTGACATTGCTCTTTTCCTGTTAACTGCACCCACTCATTATCATAAAACCAAAGATACCCTGTTTTTTTTACATAGTAAAAGCATTCTGATACAGCCTGTAAGGATTTCCTTTCCTCTTCTGTTTCAAGAATGCTTATACTATCATAAAACGTTCTCCTGTCATTTAAGTCGAACACAATCCGCCCCTTATCTTTTAAGAAAATAAGTTGTCCGTTTTTTATTGCAATATCCTGTAACTTGTTTAATTCAGTTCCAATAATAGATAACAAGTGTTTGTTTTCATTCATAATCTAACACTCTCCTATATCTCTGTTATATAAACTGAACCACTTCCTTCAATCTTCTTCGCTATGTCTTCTTTGTCCTGTTCTGTCAAAACATAGTTACTTCCATTGAATTTTCCATTTTCAGCATCTTCTCTCACTGACTTTGCTATTTCTTTTGTTTCCTCCATAATGTTTTCAATTTGTTGTCTGAAACTTGGCTCATCATCAGTGGAAACTACTTCTCCAGGTCTTGCTCTTGGTTCCACCGGAATAATAAGCTTTTTCATTGTTGTTTCCGAATTACTGTCTATGTATTGAATATACAAGACAATTTCATTTCCCTGTTGCACAAAAAAATCAGGTATTTCTACCTGACCATTTACAACAATTTTGTTTTTTGTCATTTCTGTTGCCCAATTGGAAAATTGTACTTCCGCACCATCCGGAACATCAAGGAATTTTATTTTTTGTCCCTTGTCATACTGATAAAGCATTGGTGATTCCAAAGTATCGTGACCTTCAAACTCAATGGTAATCACATTTTTTTCTTTAATTGCTATCATTCGCTTCCTTCCTTTCCATTTCTTTAAATTTTATTTCAAAATCAACAATCTCCTCTCTTAGACTGTTAATTCTATCACGTATGTTCTGTCTTTCTGAATGGAGCTGTTCCATGTCATATGGGATTTCAATGTTCATAAGACTATACTCATAAGATTTTATGATCTTGTAATCTCCATCTGAAAGTTGTTTTTCCAATGAACTTAACTCCATCTTTTTTTCCATCATTTCATCATAGAAATGCATTTTTTTAATGTACGCTTCCTCTTCCGCTGTAGCTTCTCGCTCAACTCCTGCATCTATTATTATCATTTGCTCCAATCTCCTAATCGTTCTTTGCTTCATATTCATCTGACAGTGCATTTATTCCTGACATTGTCTTGTTAAATATGATTGACTGCACGTTCTGCCTTGTTATTACAGGATTGCCATCTGCATCAGAGGACCACTTATCAACATCAAAAGTTACATAATCGCCAAGCTCCAAGAATGGAAGACCCAGTGATTTAGCCTTGAATGGTGCAAACTTAATGGTAAAAGGAATCTTTGGTTCAATCCATCCTTTTCCAACATTGTTTGTCACATCTAATAACAACTGATAACTTGATTTATGCGCACTGTAAAGTGGTGAGTAAGTAATTGTAAGGTTATTCTTTTTATCCTCTCCATTTAAAAGTGTGCCATTCATATCCATAACCTTCCAGCCATTGTTTACATACAAGCTGTCCTGTAATTCTATGCTGTCCTGTTCGTACAACTCTGTGATGTTAATCATTCCTGACGGATGATAAAGTTTATTTTTCTTTTTCCAACAATCTGCAAAAAACTCACTTTCAGGAGTCCACGTTGAATCAAACTCACCTGTTGATAAATATTTTACTGCTTTAAATGTTTTTAAAAATTCACCATTAACATTTGAAACCTGAATTGTGTAATAAGATTTACCTGTTTCATCCAAATCGTGCAGCATTACTCTTCCGCTTCGTCTTAATGATATAGTTTTTAAATTTCGCCCAGAATATTTATTTACTGTAATCTCAACTCCAAGTTCTTCTGCCAACTTATCATCAAAAGAGAACTCAATGTAATAACAATTTCCCATCACATCCGGAGTTTGAAACAATACATCTTCCTGTGGATTGTTAAAGCTAACATCTGCTGTTAAAAGTTCACTTGGATATGTACTCTTATCCACTATTTTTTCATAATAACTTTCTTCGCCATAAGAATTAGTGAACTTAACCACATTACCAACGCTATACTCTGTAGCTGAATTAAACTCACCCTTGTAATTGGAATCGGCTGTTGTCGTTCTTTTTTCTGAATTTACAAACTTATAATCAAACTCACCTGTTGTTTGGTCGATAACCCCGCAGACACCATTCATATTGCAAATCCACTGCAATAATTGAAGTGCAGAATAATCTTCATTGAATGGACCTATTTTTAAATCTATTACATCCATTGGCAAACTAATGTTATAGAAATCTTTCTGATTTATTCCAATTTCAGAAAACAAATCATTTCTTAAATGAAAAACTTGTAAATCATTCGGAAAATATTTTTCAAGTTTTTCAACATATTCAGGTCCATTTATCGTTGGAGCTACACCAGTTGGTGGTATTGTTAAATCTCCTGAAGCCACTTTCACAATATTACAGGCTTGATAAAAACTATCTATATAGTCCTGTTTAAAATGATAATATCCTTTAGTTTCCACATTATTTGAATCAGTATATGTGCCATACACAGTCTGGTCTTTTTTATATGTCGTTTTTAACTTGTATGAACCCTGATAAGAATATGGATCTACCATTCCCATTCCATACTCATCCACCTTATTCATCCAATCCTTAATTGATTTTTCCTGATAATCGTGTAATTTATCATAGGCTATCAATTCACTATATCTTGGATCCGCTGCCTGTCTTGTAAAGCTTTCAACCTTTCCCCTGAATATGATAATGTCTTCTGTATTGGATGTATCAACATAACCATATACTCTTTGACATTCTTCCAATTCATCAGGATATAATTCATTTTTGCAAGCATTCGTCAATTCATATATTTTCAGATTGCTTGCAAATTCCTTAAATGCATCTGTATCTGTTCCTGAATAGCTTATTTCTGCAAACCACCCCTTTAACGGATAGTTACTTCCAATGGGATAATGTTGGGGCATAATAATATCTGTTGTATTGTTAAAATCCCGTACCACATAATAATACGGACCTCCAGTGTACCAACATCTAATGGTCATGCTCACACCATCAAGAACCTTTTCTGATGTAAGAATTCTTATCCCGATAAAATTATCCGGTTCTCTTCCAAAAATGTTGTATTTCTTATCAGTTTCATTGTATACAATGTAAGAACTGCTTACTTTTGTTCGTTTGATATTTTCTGTTTTTTCATCAGAAACATCATCGGAATAAATATAATATTCCTGGTCAAACTTTACTATGTCCCCTGACTTGTAATTTGTTCCCTTAACCCATTCACCCTTGTAAGAATCATCCTTTACTGACAAAGTGGCTATGATGTCCTGACCTGTAATGTCTGTATCATAGTCAAATGTTGTAAGATTAAACTGAGTTGAGATACAGCCCTGTAGCATCAAATTTGAATCACTACAAAGACTGCCTGTCAAACTCATGCTTTCTTCCTGAATGTTTACATTTGTGATTGGAGTTAAGTTTGCATTATTCGGAAATGTGATTGTTAACTTCTTTGGAACATTATGCTCTGTATATGCTCTTATTGTATCTTCATTTACATTTAACATTGGTGCTCCTTTCTAGTACTCTATGAATGCATATCTTATTGATTTGTATTCAATGTCAGGCTTACTTCCTTTGACTATTTTCTTTATCTCATAGTCTATGTCAGGAATATATGCTTTCATTTTTTGGTATTTCAACTCTTCATTATTCCAATATTCAACACTTACTTTTCTTTCTGCATTGTTTATCAGAGCCTTGTCTATTATCTGTTTGATTTTTCTCAAATCCTTTAAATGCAATCCATCAATTGTGGTAAATTCAACTTTTGTTTTAAAGTTCGGAGAAGTCTGACGAATCAGATAATTGTTTGAATTTCTGTATGCTTTTAATTCAGTTCTTTGGTTGTCCGTTGATTTGTAGCTTTCCAGTGCTATGTATTCAGGTGGAAACTCCACGTCGTTTAACTTAATTAAATATCCCTTAAAATCTGCCATACTGCTCCTTTCATCAGGTCCATACAGGTTTTCCTGTTCTTCTCTGCTCCTGAACCACTTCCTGCTTAACCATGTTGAATACTCCTCTTGAATCCTGCTGCACAATGACATTAACCTGCATGTTTGAAATTGCATTAAGTAAGTCTTTATCAGAAATACCTGTTGTGTTTTCACCCTGCACCTGTCTAAATGCGTCCACGATTGTTGATAATGGAGATTCAATGTTAACACCTTTTTTCTGATCACCCAACACTGCCATAAATTCATTGTTTGGTGGAATGACTGCTCCATTTGCTAAATAATGAACGTATTCATTCGTTACTGGAAGCTTCTTGATATTTAACCCGAACTTTTTTATTCCTGTTAATTTTTGAAACCATTTAGGCGGTTCTATTTTAATGCTATTAAGTTTTTCAATTGCAAAATTAAGACCTTCTACAATTTTTTTAATCATATAATTTATAAATCCTAATATTGCATTTATCGGATCTTTCACAATACTTTTTATTCCGTTCCATATTCCCTTAAGAATCTGTTTAATTCCTTCCCAAGCTTTCTTCCAATCTCCTGAAAATACTCCACCCAGGAAAGTAATTATTCCTGAAAGAACTGTTGTTATACTGTTTACCACACCTTTTATGGTATTGAATGCTGATTTAAATGCACCTGCAAATGTATTTACAATAAAGGTAACAAATGGCTTCATCTTGTCCCATACTGCCTTTATTCCATTCCAAATATTATTTAATATAGGACTTATTGCTTTCCAAACTGCTGCCACAGCTGACTTTATGTCATTCCATGCTTTTATCCAGAAATTTCTAAATGCTGACGACTTATTCCACAACACTACAAAAGCTGCAACCAACGCTGTTATTACAATAATTATCTTTGCCATTGGATTTAAGTTCATTACAAAATTGAGAGCTTTTTGTGCAACACTTAAAAGTTTTGTTGCTGCTGTCTGCAATCCTGTCTTTATTGTAGCAATTACTACCTGAGCATTATTTTTTACCCATGCCGCTGTACTTTTTATCAGAACTGCCGTTATATCCCTTAAAACTCCTAAAGCTCCTGACATATTACTAATAAACTGTGCTATTTTTATTCCTGCCATTGCTGTTCCAAGGGCAATAAATGCCGCCTTAACAGGAGTTATTCCGTTGTTTAATAATCCGGTCAATGTTCCCTTTAATAAACCAAAACTTGCAGTAATTGCATTGCCTATGATTGTAAACACTCCGGCTATGATGCTTTCCCAATTAATGTTTCCCAGAAATGTACCTATATCCTTTCCTATCTTGTCCCATTTCACTTTTTGTAAGAATGTGCTTATTTCCGTTAATGCGCCGACTACAGCTATTCCAATTGTTTGTCCTAATTCTGTCCAATTAATGGCTTTAAAAAACTTATTAACTGTTTTGGCTATTCCTTCTGCAAAACTGCCCCACGCATATGTGGTAACAAATCCATAAGCGGTGTCTATTGCTCCCTGTACTGCACTTCCTAATGTCTTTCCCAGTAATCCCCACTTAAAGTTTTGAACAAATGAATTAATTGATTCACCTATGAATGTACCAAACTGTTTAAAATCAAATGTGGTTAAAAACGTATATGCAAACCTAAGTCCTGTATTTAATGCCTGTGCAACTGTATTTCCCAGTGTTTTTGCCAAATCCATTACAGAAAAGAAACCATTTAAGGTCCTTGCCAGTTTTGAAGCTATGTCAGAGGCTGTTTTCTGTATGCTCTTCCACTGTATCTTTTTTAATGCATTATTTAACTTGTTTGCTACAAGCTTTCCTATGCCTTCCCAATCCCCTAATTTTATCAGTTTCTTAATCTGGTCAACAATTGGTACATCCATAGCCTTTGCATTAAATATCGGAGCAGATGTTGAACCTGATCCACTGCTTCCACTGTCAGAACCTGAATCAGTATCCTGCATTACATTTAATTCATCATATGATGCCAACTGCTGTTGCTTTGCCTTTGCATTCTTTTTACTTGCCTTTGTATTCTTATCTGTAGCCTGTGTGTTCTTATAAAGACTTTTTGCCATTGCTGTACTCTGTGCTATTGTCTTTCCAAATATTGAAGACATTACATTGGCAAGATAATTTGAAAATGTAACAAATGCAGACAACACACTTTTAATTGCCGGCAATACAAAGTTGTATAAAGGCGCAAATGCTGTTAACAGATTTCCCTTAATTTGAGCAATTAAATTTGACATTTCACCATCTACTGATATTACATTCTGAAATGCAGTTCTTAATGCTCTTAGTGCCTTGGTCATCATTGAAAATACAAACACTCTTTTGACCATTCCACCAAGTTTCTTGCCTAATCCGTCAACCTTTCCTCCTACCTTCCCAATAAGATTAGGAACCGGGTTTAATTTTTTTGTTAATGAATTGCCAACATTTCCTGCGTCCTTTCCAAACTTTCCAACATTCTTAATGACACCCAGTAACTTGGAACCTAATCCCTTAACAGATGAGCTTACCTTTTCAGACATTGATGTGCCTGACTTTCCTGCATTTTCTTCTTTTTCTGCCAGTTCACCAATACGCTGTTTCAAAACATTAACTTTTCCCTGTGCATTATCGACATTCTGAGAAAACTTACTAAACTTTTCTGTATCACTGCCTAATTTAAACTTCTTGCCTTCCTCATTAAGTCTTGATACCTCTGATTCAGCAGCTTCCAGTTTTTTATCAACTGTATCAATGTCATACTGCATTTTCTTGTATGTCTGGCTATTTTTGTTTCCACCTGTCTCCTCAAATTTTTCTCTTGCATCTAACAGCTTAAGAAATTTCTTTGTTAAGGTGTCTACTTCTTTCTCTGCTGCAACATATTCTTCTGTTTTTATCTCTGTATTGGCAAACTCTTCTTTCTTCCTTATGGCATTCTCCAATTCCACTTCTGCTTTTCGCAGTTGCTCTTCCAATGACATCATCTTGCTGGAAGTTTCAGAAGTGTCCACCTTTAAGGCATCCTTAATGATTCCACCCAATGATTTGATTGAACCTTTTAATCCACTAACAGATGAACTCATATTCTCTAAGCCTTCTTTAAAATCTGTATCATCTATTTTCGTATCAAAATTTAAATATCCATCTGCCATATCTTCACCCACAAAAAAAGACCACTATATTCCAAGTAGCCTTTTTAACTCTTCTTTTTCCTTTAGTTCTTCCTTTGTGTACCTTGTCTTTAGGTCCACCATTTCCCTGTTTTTTCTATAAAATTCAGCTTCATGCTTTTCAAGTTTCTTATGCTTTAACTTCTTTTGCCTTATGTTTACAACATCAGCAAAAAGACCTTCGCCTATTCCCATGTAATAGCCTAAGAAAGTCCACCAATGCATATATTCAAAAGACCTTACTTCTGTTCCTGCAACTTTATTTACTGCTGAAAATATAAGCTGTTCATCCTGCTCCCAGTCCATCAGTTTAGGTTCATTGTAGTCAGAATCCCTTTTTGAATCATTCATTTCCATAAAGTTCATTGCCTTTTCATAAGCTTCCATATACAACAAACTATCCATTTCATCAATGTTCTTATAGATTATTCTTAAACATACAATTGCTTTTTCCTCAACTGACAAATCCTGGTCATTAAATGCAGCAAAAACATTTAAAATGTCCCTGAAGTCTGTTCTTATCGGTTCTTCCTTTTCGCCAACTTTTATTGTTTTAGGTAATTCACCTATCATTTCTTATACTTCTCCGTATACTTGCTCATTCTTTTTTCTGACTTCTGCATTTCATACTTAACTTCTTTTTCAACAATAGGTACAAGAGCTTCAATTACACGCATAAATAAAAATTCTCCACCAACCAATGAGATTGGAGACTGATGATTAAATATTATGTCATGCACATTTGCATTAAATATTGAATCAATCTTTTCATGTACTACCTTTTCTGCTTCTCTTAAGTTGTTGGTAAACTCCTCTTCATTACCGTCCTTAAGCTTTTTCTCCAATGCTTCAAAATCTGACAATGTGTCTTCCATTCTTGTAAGAATGCCAAAATCCTTTGGGTTAAATCTTATTACCCTGTTTTCATCATTATTTATTGCAAATTCCTTATATCCTTCATCAAAACTAATACTCTGCATTTATGTTTGTTCTCCTCTCTCTGCTTTTAATTAAATAAAGGGGCACTTTAATATGCCCCAAATAAAATTATTTAACTGCCTTATCTGACTGTGTGCTCTGTGAAGCTGCTTCTGTGAATGTTGGTGTTCCACTTGCAATCTTAACTGTTCCCTCTTTTCTGTTACCATTGAATGTAACATCAAAAGGAATGTTAATTCCACCCTGAGAGCCACCATAACTCTGTGGCTTAACTACACAATCCTCAATCCAAGCTTTGTGTGTTGCTTCTGAATCACCTTCAATCAGCACTTCAAGAATCTTAGTCTTGCAAGCATCACCTGTAAGACGATTCATAGCAATGTTTCTAAGATTGTCATAAATTGCATCATCAGGATTTGCATAATATGGATCTGCACTCATACTTGGCTCATATCCATTGTCATTTACTGATGTTTCATCAAGAATGTTTTTCACTGTTTCAGTATCAGGATTTAATTCAACTGACATGTCCTCAATGTCTTTACCAATCAAAAACCAGTTTGGTGCACCTGTACCACCGAAACTTGCATCAATGTAATGCGCTAAATAACTTCTTTTTAATTTCATTTACATTTCCTCTCTTTCAACTGTGTAAGTTGCATATATCTGTAACTGATACATGCATCCATCATTTATGTCACCAGTGGGAATCTGAAACAACATTGCATTTGCACATTCCACTGATTTTAATTTTCCTTTTCTCTTAACATTATCAACAACCACATCCAAGTCATAAGAGTTTTCATCCAATGATTCCAACCAATAGGATAATTCCAACAAAAAAGTGCTGTTTGAAAGTCTGTCATAATCATTAAATGCCTGATTGATTGCATACAAAACAAAACTGTGTCTTCTTGTCTGATTTCCCAGAATGTCTTCCTTTACCTTTGTGTCTCCTGTTGAAGAAAGTCCAAAGTTAACATCATCATTCTTTGTAAAATCAACGTGGATTTTGTTAGTAAACTCTTCAATCTTTGGATAATCTGTTAATATCTTTTTAACAAGTTCTATAATGTTCATGTATTATTATTCCTTCCCATAGCTATTGCCATTGCACCTTTTAATATGTCCTCTTTATGGTCTGCTTTCATTCTTTCAAACCATAGCTTTCCAGCCTGTGGATGTCTTTCCGTTGAGTAAGTAAGTGGTCTGCCTGTTGGTGTTTTATGTGGTGGTGACCAATAACCGGTTATGATTCCATTTTCCTTTATTGGAACGTTAGGCCCATATACTTCACCATAATACAAATATCTTGCATAAGGTGAATTGTACTGTATCTTTCCACTGCCTATCACTGTTCCGGCTGTTGCAGACTGTATCATTGCTCCTGTATCCATTGGAGTGTACGGAACCATTAATCTCAACACTTCACTATCAACAAACCGTTGAACCGGACTTCCTTCTTCCAACAATTTCTTTTTCTCATTGATTGCTCTTTGAAAATCCGAATCATCAAATCTGATTACATCTGTCATTTCTAATCACATCCCAACTCATAATGCCACATTCTTCTGTTTCCTATTAAGCAGGGTTCTATTGAAGATATTGTATAAACCTTATGCTCTGTTCTTAATTTTCTGTAACTTTCAGAACTTGCCCTTTCTGATGTTTCATCAAACCTTACAGAACACTTGCCTATCACTATCAAATCACCTGTTTTAAATGGCAATTCCTTTTCTGTTGGAACTGCAATAAACAGAGAATGGGACTTTTTTTCTCCATCCTTACTGTCACTGGAATTAGACTGTTGCTCCAAATAAACATTATAAAAATTGCTTTTAAACCCTTTTTCCTTTTCATAATGAGTAATGACATTGTTTGTAATCACTTTAACACCCCCTGTACAAAAGCCCTGTTCTTCCAAGCCATTTATGTACAATGTTGGCCACTTCTTTGTCATACCTTTGCTTCATGTTCTCTGTGGATTCATAGGTTACAGAATAGTTCTTTATTTTTTCGCTTGAAACTCCACTTGGCTTTTCGCTTATTTCATTCTCATATGTATTAATGCATTCAACCAATTCACAGCAACAGTTCTGAACTTCATCTACTATTTCTGCACTTTCTTTCAGTCTGTTAAATGTATACATGTCTATGATTCCCTGAGCCTTTATCAAAAGTTTGTGGAAGTCGGCAGATTCAACCACCGGCTTTCCACAACAATATTCATTAGCATAATATGAAAAGGACGTATATCTCCTATACATATTACTTAGAAGCAATCATTGTAACTGCTTCTGTAATGTCAGCGCTGTTAACAGTAATTGTGCCTGATACCTTAATCTTACCTGTTGCTGTTACTGCATAAGGATATGTACCTGGTCTAAGATTAAATTCAACACTACCATTAGCATCTGTCTTAAGCTTTGAACCATTAACATCTACTCTTGCGCCCTTAATTGCAACCGGACTTTCTTCTGTATCATCAGTTACTGTAAATGTAGCCTTATGTGTTGTTACAGGTGTTGCAGGTTCAAGATATGCAAAAGGACATCCAACTCTATCCTCATCAACTCTTGTTGCAGGATTTGGAAGTGCCCAACCAATTCTGAACACAACTCTAAGAGCAATCATGTCCTGCTGTGCAAGGTTGTACACTATTTCCTTTGTTGATGGATCCTGAATTACACCTTCTGTTAAAATCTTTGTAGTAACATCCTGTCTGATTGAATATACTGCCTGTGAGAAATCTCCAGCTACTAACTGTGCAATTGAATTATTGAATGCTCCGTTAACAGGGAACTGCATAGGTGTTCCATCAAGTGCATATGATGTTGCATCCTGCATTGACTTAACAAAAATTGGATTGCCTGTAGTATCCTTAATGCTTCTTAACTTAGCCTTCATATTAGTTGCTGCAATAACTCCACTTACTGCATATCCATCATCTTCAACCTTGGCAAAAACTCCATCTTCGCCAAGAATCTTGTCATAATAGTTTGGTGTTGAACCAACTGCAACATTGTTTCCTGACTGTCTTGCCAATGTAATGATGTCATTCTGCCACTCTGCCGGTCTGTTCTCACCAAAAATGATTGCACTGTCAACTCTCTGACCGATTGCTTCAATTACTCTTGGTGTAACTTCTCCCATAATGTCAAACTCTGCATCATCAAGAACCGCTTCAGGAATTGGTACGATAACTGCAAGCTCTGCTGCTGTTAACCATACATTATCCCAAGCCTGTTTTGATGTCTGCTTCATTCCTGTGTCACCATTTACCCAGTATGCTGTAGGTAAAAAGTCTAACACTCTGATTCTTGTCTGTTTTGATGTCATGTTAGGTAACTTCTTTGCCATAGCCATAAATGTTGATGATTTTGGTACATCCTGTGTAATGGCTTCCACTACCTGCTCACGGATAATCGCTTCCGCATTCTCTCTGTTAATAATCTCTGTCATTTTTAATCTCCTTTTCTCTGTTTATTCTTTTCCAAATAAGCTTCTTATTGCTTCATTTGCTCTTGTCTTTTTATCATCAGAACCACCACCTAATGGCATTGGTCCCGGTGTTGGTCCAACAACGTATGGAACTTTCTTGTTTGGTTCAAACAAATATCCCTGTTCCTTAACCATTCCATCAAGAGCTGTTCTTATGTCCTTGTCCTGATTCTTGCTGGACTTAAGAGCTTCCACATCAAGAAACGGCATGATTGCCTTAATGTCTCTGGCCTTGTATTCGCTAGCAATACCCTTAACCAAATCATTAAAATCTCTGTCTGCAATACTCGCTTCATATTCAGCCTTGTTGGTTGCAAGTTCGTTTGTAAGATTTGTAATTTCACCTCTTAACTTTGCAACATCCACACCTTCAAAACTCTTAAGTTTATCCTGTGTTTCATTTAACTGATTTCTTAATGTTTCAACTTCTCCCTTAGCCTTTTCAATATCGGCTCCGTTTTCATTCATAATCTTTTCGATTACATCTTTTTCCAGTCCTAAGTCTTCTAAGAACTTTCTTTTCATTTTAAACATCCTTTCCGTTACGCTTTTATACGTGGTTGCTTCACTTACTTTTATGATATTTTGAACACTTTTACGTCTTATTCAGGACCATATAAAAAGACAGTCCTAAGACTGCCTGATTAACTATTTTTTATTTCTGCTTACCTGACTTGGCAAGTATTATGATTGTTATGCATATGAGCAATGTTATCTGCACAGATGTTGCCATAATGTACCTCCTTTACTATTTTAGGGTATAAAAAAAGAACCTATCTCTAAGTTCCTTAATTATCTACTATTAAATTTATAACCCCGGTGTTATCTCCTTAATGCCTTTGGCTGCATTATAGATTTTTCTCATTATGGAATTTTCCTGTAAGTATTCCAATCCCTTTAATGTGATTCGCATATTATTACATTCCACAATGGTTTCTCCTGTAATGTTTGTACTAACTCTTACACCTTTGATATAACCAACATCAGCCATCATTTCTATGTAACGCGACCAACGTTCCTTTGATACACCAAGTGCTCTATAATCGATTATTGATATGTCAAATTCAGGTAAATCCATTGCTTTTTCCAAGGTTGAAAGAATCTTGTACACCGCTTTGAAATTATCCATAATACCTCCTTTTGAATATAAAAATACCACCTAGTCCTATGACCAGATGGTACTTATGAATTTAAACTTTCTGCAAAATCCCATTGTTCTTTTCTTAAATGTCTATATTTTTCTAATTTCTCAAATACATCATCTGGTGCTCCGTCAATTACTTCATATCCTTTCTCATTAGAAAAACTTAAATATTGTTCTATTTCATTCCATATCTTTTCCATTTCTGGTGTTTTTGGTAATCTCATTTAAATCACTCTCCTAGTAATTTCTTTACTCTGTATTCTGTATATGTTTCATCATACTTTCCTTCCTCAAAGTTATCTGAAGCATAACCACTAATTCTGTTAATATTGTACCCCTTGTTAATTAATTTTCTAAGCTCCGTGCGAAATCGCTTTGTTCCTGACTTAATTCCATATATTTTTCCAATTTCTCTGCTGTTCCATCTGGTGCTCCGTCAATTACTTCATATCCTTTCTCATTAGAAAAACTTAAGTATGGTTCTATTTCATTCCATATCTTTTCCATTTCTGGTGTATCGGGCAGTCTCATTCAAATCACTCTCCTAATAATTTCTTTACTCTGTATTCAGTATATGTTTCATCATATTCTTTCTTTTGAAGTTTTACAGATGCATACTTGCCAATCTTATTAACATTGTACCCCTTGTTAATAAGTTTATCAATCTTTTTCTTTGATTTGTGTCTAATCCAATATAGATATTCACTACTGTCGATTATTTCTCCATGTCCAATCCTATATGATTGTGCATCCATCCAGTGTATATACTCATGTACATACGTACTTAATACATTTTTAGGACATGCTGCATCTTTTTGCAATTCCAATAACTTTAATCTGCTTCCTATTGTCCTATCAATATAAAGTACATTTTTTACTGCATTATATGATGCCAAAGCTCCTGTTTGCATTTCTGAACTGTTTATTATTACAACTCTTGGTAAATTATCAACGTCACTTATTTTTAACTTTTTCAATGATTCAGATATGCTTAAATCAATGGTATGCAGTTCCTTTGGTTTAAGTCTGATATTATTAGAAACATATATGTTATTTTCTGCTGTTAGTACTTTATAAGTTGATATATTAATACGTCCCCTGTTTATCTCTGATACGTTGCTTTTATCTAAATTAACAGGTTTGTATGATTGTTCGATCATATTTTCTTTACTTATTTTGGTGTTTCCAATATCCTTTAACCCATCAACATTAACTCTGTCTCTGTATTCACGTAATCCCATTTTTTCGCTGAAATCACTGTATTTTCTTGATAGTGTCTGATACTTGCACCTTGCAGCTATTACCTCGTCTGAATCATCTGCTAAACCTGATTGCTTTAATAAGTTAATATCCTGCCTGTACTTTCTCATTGATGTTTCAATTCTACGTTGATATTGGGTGGCTTCATACTTGTTGTATTCCTTGCCATTGTACTCTTTTTTCTCGTTTTCCTGCCTGTTTAATTCTTCCAGTTGTTCATCTGTATATGTTCTAACAGAAATGCCTGGAATGAACGGATAAAATGTGTGTCGACAGTTTGCACCACACAAACCATCAACTTCACCATAACCTGTTTCTCTTATAAATGACTTATAAAGTACTCCTGCTTCCATTTTCTCTGCGTTTGGGTTTGCTCTGTCCCAATAGAATACTCTTCCCTGCCATACCTGATGTGTAGGTCTTGCTGTTGAATGCCAGCTTGTTTCAACGAACTCAGTATCAAGTTTCTGAATGTTGTCAGAACTTATTTTACTTGTTACCTGATTGACACCTGTAAGTATTGCTCTTCTTGCAGCAACATCTATTCTTGTGGATATTCCTGAATCATAATTAATGCTTCTTACTCCACTCCTTGTCATTTCATCAGTAACTTTTCTGATAATGCTGTTATAGTCAAACGTTCCGTTAAGCACGTGCATAACTGCATTGTCCATTGTATCCTTGAAATAATCATCAACTGTCTTGAATGTTTTTCTGCCATTTGGTTGTTTGACAGCAAATCCCATTGTCCTAGTGATGTTTTTCAACTGCTTTGCTGTTTGTTGCTTTGTTGCTTCTATTAACTGCTGCAATGCCATGTTTTCCTCAAATGGTATGAACTCCTGACCTACTGCCTGATATAAAGATTCATCTCTTAAATATCCTTCCTTTAAGGTATCAGAATACAATTGTTCTATTTCTGTATCACTTAAATTCAAGGCTTCCTGAATGTGTTTCTTTATGTCAGTCTTGTCAGCTCCCATATTGTACAGCCTGTTTAATTGCCAATCTGCTGTCCTTGTAATCTCACCGGTCTCTGCAATCCTTCTGATAATGTTATTCATGATGTCATTTTCCAAGCCTGCATAGATTTCTTCAATATTCTTTGGAAATAACTCTAATTCATCTGACTTGTACACTATTCATCATCTCCTGATGTATCATCCGGCTGTCCTGCCAGTTTCTGCATTGCAATCTCTTCTGTTTCTCCATACCATTTCATTCGGTACTCAACCAATGTCATTGCTCCCATAGCCACATCTGCCCTGTCCGTCTGACGTGCCTTTTCTGAATCAACAACTATGCTATCATCCCATTCAAATGAAGTATTTATCTCTCCTTCCGGTGCCAATCCATAAATGCTTGTCCAAAAGTCCATAGCTTTTATAAGGTCCTCTAATGCATTTTGTAAGGCATTCTGTGTATCAGACACCATTGAATAAGAACGTTGCTTACTGGTTTTTATTTCCTCTGCTGTCTTATCAACATTATTTGGATCAGAAAGAGTTCCATATGCAAGATTACAATCAAACTCAACTCTCTTAAGCTGATTGTTAAATCCGTTATATAAACTCTGGTCCCTGATGTCAGGTGAGTACGTGTCTATAAATGGCTTGTCTACTGCTCCTGAACTGTAATCAAGAGTTCTGTATAATCTGTCCTTTCCTCCCGGATATTCAAACTTGTCTGTATTCTCATTACGTTTTAACAAGCTTTCAGCAATATGTATTGCAGCTTCCTTTGAAACATACTCCCAATCAATCTGTGAATATCTTTCATCTGCAATCTTGATTGAATCCACTGCCTTAGAATAAACAGAAACACCTATGGGTGATGTTGAATCAATTATGTTTGCCAGCGGAACTTTAAAGAATCCAATTGGTAACTTATCAACATTCTTAAACTTAAGTTCACTTTCAAGCATGTTCCACTTATCCACATAACTTATTGGTACCTCAGTCCCCAATATTTCAGGATTAGTGCTAACAAAAACCAGGTTAGTTATGGTCAATTCATCATTCTCTATGGTGTTTCTTTCTAATCTTGTATATATTTTTTTGTTTTTTCTAAACTGTTCTGTAAAAATGCAATCTGTTACATTTCCTGAATCATCAAATGACACCGGGAAGAAACAATCTGCCTGTATGTATTGGACTGCAATACCATTACTTGTTATGTATGGCTTAAATACAAGACTGCCTTTTGCACATCCATATTCAACATACCTTCTAAGACTTTCCAGAACCTTTTTATAATATGGCTCTATGTATTCTGCTCTTTCACTTCCGGTACATTCACTCTTAAGTTCAAGAGTTACAAGTCTTGCAATCTCCTGTGATATGCTTGCAGGAAGATTGCAGCTTTCTGTTTCTCCCTTTATCCAGGGTGCCTTGCCTTTGTACATTGCATTCCATAATTCTATGTGTCCTGACATTACTGTAAGATATGACAAATCTACAGGATTATCAGAATGTTTATTTAATACTTTCCCTATTTGGGTAACCATGTTTGAATATCTCATACCTTACACCTCTACTCATACTTAATAAATCTGCTTATATCCCTTTCAAATGTATATTCGAATGCATCAAGCGAATCAATGTCACTTGTGCCATCATCCAATCTTTCATCAGATGTTAAGTTCTTTGGATTCCACAATGCTCCACATAGTGCATTCTCCAATGACTTGCAATGCTGTCCCATATACTTGAATCTACCCTGTCCCATCATTCTTTGAACGAATCTTATTCTGTCATTAATTGGTATCTTCATTGCGTTTTCTATTCTTAGCCAGCCTAATCCATTCTTTCTTGAAGTACTTCTTAATCCGGCTATTAGTGTCTGCTCTGCACTATCGCAGTACACGTGTGTTATGTGTCCATACAAATTCAAGACCTTTAAACAAAAGTCAACAAACAACTTTCCAAGCTTTTCAGGATCTATGTCATTCTGCGAGCAATCAATCCATTCTGATGCCAATGGAACAATATCCATATATCCTCTTGTATATCCTGTGGCGCAAAATGCGTGTCCTGAACCACTTCCACCAAAATCCACACCCACGTTAATTTCCATTATGTTCAATGGCTTTTCATAAACCTTAAACGGATTAGGATTCTGTGTCTGTGCATCATTAAACAATTTGTATACTGCTCCTTCTGCTGCCACCCATAGACCTCTTATGTATCTGTCATAATAAACAGTGCCCCTATACTCATTGCATAGGTTTTCAACAAATTCCTTTGGCAAAAAAGGATTATCAAATATTGTGTATTGCTGGCAATATATGTCTGCATCAGAATCAAGGAATCTCTTAAACCAATGACTTGGATTGTCCGGGTTACACGCTCCATCAAAACAACTGTATGGCTTATCAAGACGTGACTTTAATAATTCAAAGACTTCCTTGTTCCACTCTGCAACTTCATCACCATAAACATATTTAAGTGATGAACCTCTAAGTTTTGATACCTGACTTACTTTCTCAGCTCCAAGACAATAGGCATAATCTCCAAAAATACTAACAATGTTGTTTGAACCTATGTCTCCAATCAAGTTAGGGCCATATATTTCTCTCATTGGTTGCAAAACATTTCTTTCAATGGTTCCCTTTGATACTCCTATGATTGCATTTAATCCATCCTTGCCAACTCTTTCCCTTATTCTTGACGGAATGGTATATAAGTTATCCATATAAGATTTTCCTGAACGGGTCGCCCCGGTCTTTACGTTGTATCTGTGATTTGCATTCCTTACAAATTCCATCTGCTTATCACTTAGAACCATCTTTGTCACCTGCCTGTTTTTTAATCTGCATCAGTAATTCATCCACTCTTGATATTTCTTCCTCATTAGCCTTACCTGTTGCCCTGTCAACCTGAACATTGAGAAGTTTTATCCTTGCCCTCTGTTCAGAAGTTGCCATATCCATATGATTTGCCAACCAATCAAGAGCTCTCATCCTATCCATTAGCCTTACAGATGAATTTCTAAGATTAATGTCTGCTATTAAAGTCCCATCCACTTCGTCAGAGTTTTTGAATTTAACAACATTTAGCTTCTGCTTTAATACTTTCTCATTTCCATCTTTATCCTTAATCTTTACAGGACCAAATGCTCCAATAACGTCCGTTTCTTCCTGACCAAAGGTTACGTAGTCCGTTATGTCTGCAAAGGCAATATCCATATATTTTTGGAATATGTCTTCTTCCGACAACATTTCCCTATTCAATCTGTTCTGTTTTAATTCCGTGATGCATTTTCTTATTTTTTCCTTTTGCAACAATCTGCAACCTGAAACTGCTGCAACATTATATTTAACACCATAGGCTTTCATGTATGCCTTGGTTGCATTAAAACAACGAACATAGTAAATGCAAAATAACCTTTGTTCGTCCGTTAGATTATCGTTTTCAACTACCTGCTCAACTTCATCAAAAGAAGTAGTATTTTGTATGCGTACTTTTTGCATTTTTGTACGCGTACTTTTTTGTCCTTTTCGATTCCAGTTATACCTTGTCTTCCAAGATTTTACTGTGCTAATTGATACATTATATTTCTCGGCTATTTCTTTATATTTGAAACCATTCATATAGTCTGTTTCTGCCTGCTCATATGTTTTTAATTCATTATTCACAACACCACCTCTCTTACTTTTGTGCATAAAAAATAGAGCCTTGCTAAATTGCAAAAGCTCTATTTATACGCAGGCACCCGGATTTGCACACGGGGTCTCCCTCAACCAAGGGACTCTCCTCCTGAGTTATAACCTGCTAATAATAAACAATTTTCTTAAAGAAAATATACGTTGATTAGACGTTGCTTTTCAGCTATTTATTATTTATATAATCATATCATTTAGAATTAATCCTATCAATTATTTTTCTTTAGTAGTTATAAAAACATTAATACGGAACCTTGTCATTATAACAAAGCTCCATACATAGTAATAGTCAATCGGAATTGAACCGATGCCTTGTCAGTGGCAATGCCATACATCAACACGTTCTGCCAGCCTAAACTATTTTCTATTACTCTTGCTATTGTACCATACCTTATTCACCTTTTCAACCAACGCTCTCTCTTTGCTTGTTAAATTAGCAGCTCCTTTTTTGCTATCATTTTCCCTATGCCAATAACCATGATGTGTATGTGGGGACATTTCTTTATGCGGCGGATATAAGTCAATCTGCTTAACCCTTTTATTTTCATTGTCATAATAGGTTATATGCTTTATTTTATTCTTTTCTTCGTCAACCGTTACATATACACGACCTTTGGTCATTGTTTCCATTGGAGCTCTTATTGAGCCGTCATTTACGGCAATAAATTTTATATTTCCAGATTTTACAATTGTATGAAATTCTGTCCCGTATTTTCTTCCGCTAACACTTAGTCCGCTACTTGCTCCACGTCCGCCCATTACTTTTTTCTAAACCTTTCCTGAAAAGCACTCATATTAATAACTCTATCGTCTTTTATTTCACTTGGTACTTTTCCATAAAATAATATTTGTGTTGGTTCTAATCTCTCCAACATTTCTTTGTACCCATTCATAAACAATTCCTTTGCCTGCTTATTTTTCTGTGTTCCAACACTTGAAACTGCAACCGCTGAACCTTTTGGTTCTCCATCAAAACACCACTCAAAACTGTCTTCATTACTCCATCCGATTGTCGGTATTACACTGATTCCATTAATCTGCATATATGCACCTATCCAATGCTTTCTATAATGGTTATATATTTGCAATGCTCTTGGATAATCGCAATACACACTAAAGTCTGGGCTGAATATACATTTAAACTGTTTTAGCATATCGACGCATGCATCAGGTCTGTTCCAAATTCTTTCAAACTGGTAATCATATAAAAAGAAATGCACCGTCTTATTTCCACGTTCTTTACAGGTTTTTGCCTGATTAAATCCTATTAATTCACAATCAGTGAATGTTTCAGGACTTAACAATGGAATATCATAAGCTCCCACTCCCTCGAATGCTGCCTTTTGCAAATTCAAATAATTTATTTCCATAATCTTACTAACTCACCTCCTATTTCCCCACGAAAAAAGACAGCCTTTCGACTGCCTTAAGACGTTTTACCATAAATACTTTTAGAGGATTTCATTCAGATAAACAAAAGATAGCAGAAAATCCCTTTTCTGTTCTACTTTTTACTCTACCATTTTACCGCTGATTAATATAAACTTCTATAAATTGTTTAATACTTTATCAAGTTCTAATAGAGCTCTGCCGTGTAATTTGCATACCCACTGGTATGTATAATTCATTTCCAGTGCTATCTCTTCCCACTTCTTGCTCTGGCAGTATCTCTTGTACAAAATCTGCTCGTATTCAGGATTGTTTAACTTCTGTATGTTGATTATTACGTTTGCTCTGGCTAAAGCAAATTCACGCATCAAATCATTCCACTCACATTCCTTTTCATTAATCTTGCAGATTGTTTCTGCCATCTTATCCTGTGTTCCTGAAGACAGTACCCTCTCGCCCTGTTGGATTGCTCCAGTACTCACCACCATTTCCCTTAGGGTATCTATCTCTTCTTTTAGAATTTTCATCTTAGATTCAAGATTTCTAACCTGATTCAAGTATTCCTTTGCTGTCATTTCTTCCAAACTCTCAATCCTTTCTCTATTTTTCTGCATAAAAAAACCAACCACCGAATATTGGTAGTTGGCTTTATGACATCTTCTTTTTAATGTTCTGGTGCACATTTGGCACAAAATCCATTTCCTGCATCTCCATTAACATAATCATCTAAATCAAATACTTCTCCACAATCAGGACATGAAAAATATTTTCCAATACAAGATTCACACACATATCCTCCGTTAAAATGTCTTGTCTGTGCACCTTCTTTTCCACAACTAATACATTTTGCCATAGAAGAATCCTCCTCTCTCTAGTAATACAAAAATTATACCATTCCAACTACCAATATTCAATTGTCAATGTACCTTTGTTTCTAATCCTTATCCTGCAACTTACATATCGCCCACAAAACGAACACTGCTCCAATTACCAGGACTATTGCCAATGTGTTAATTATCGACATCTAATCACCTGCCTTTTTCATAATATGCTATATATAAATCTAACAACTGCTACAAATGCAATAATTATAGCTTCTGCAATTAATATGATTGCGCAAATCACTCTTGGAATATCTTCTGTATCATCAGCTAAAGCAACTATTAACATTCCTAATTCAACAGCTATCAGAATTGTTATTCCAATAGCCTTAATTAATCTTATCCAATCCATCTAGTCCTCACTTTCTGCTAATTTTGCACATTTCCAAAAATTCACGTCATGTTCGTTTACAGCACTCCAAGATGTTTTTCCCTCTTTCCAAACATACACCCTTCCATTTTCATATTTAGCAAAATACCTTTTAATCCATTCTGATTTTAAGATGTCTTTAACCAATATTGGAGTATCAACCTTGACCTTGCTCCAATCAACTTCTGGCTCTTTGTATTCGGAGAAAAGCCAATTATCTGTTTTATAAAAGCAACAGCTTTCTTCGCTACGCAACTCGCACATATTACACTCAGCTTCCTGACACATACATGGCTTTCCATCTATAACTGCCAGTCCATTAGGGTTAATCACTCCAATATTCTCCAATTCTTCTTTATACTTTTCGATATTTAACATTCTCTCACTCCTTAACATTTCTTAACATTTTTGTCCTTTAGTTCCTGCTTCTTTTTGTTCTTGGTTCTGTCTAACCTTGCCATTAGAATCCCAGTTTCCGTAATCTCATTTGAATTGTTCAACCCGTTGCAGTTGAGATATAGTAGTTCCGACCGGGTTATGCACCTTAAATTGTCGATGTCGAAATTTCTCTTATTTCCATCAAGGAATATTATTGTGCAGCCTTCGGGAATTTTTCCCTTAGCTTCTTCATACACAACTCTCTGCTTTAATCTCCACTTGTTAGGCTCCGCAACCTTAACCTCTATGTATCCGTCTTTTGAAATTCTTTCACTTCCAACAGGTCTGTGGTTTGGTGGAACGTTGCCCTTTGCAAACATTGTATGTTTTACTTTTTCATAGACTTCCTTTGGCATTTTCTTGCCCTTGTTGTGTGGTGTCTGCCCCTTTCTGAACTTGCCGGTTAATCCTGAATTTAATTTATTGTTTGCCTTGTATGATTTAATCATTCTACTTGTTATGTTGGTATTAAACTTCTGATTAAACAGGTCTGCAAGCTCCTGGTTATATCTTCCCTTGTAATTATCCAGAATGAATTGCTTCATTTCATCCGTGTATTTCATTCCATACATTACTTACAGCTCTCCATTCATTTGTTTGTTATTCCAAGCAATGGGATTTCAACATCCTCACCGCTTCCGTATTCATCAAAGTGCTTTTTCGCCTGCAATGCCAGGTTTCCATTATCAATGATTGTCTTGGCAATCTTGTTGACCGATTCACTTCTCTTGATTTCCTTATCAAGTTCTTCCATTGACAGCTCATCATCATTTATTCTTTCAATTGCTTCAAACAAATAGTTGTTCAAATCTGATAGTGTATTCTTCATTGGTTATTTACTCCTTTGCCTTTAAATTAATTTATTTAATCACTGTTCTTAAGTCTCTTCTTTCGCTGTCCATGTCTATTCCACATTCTTCTGCAATTATGCTTATCTGCTCTTCCCATGTGCTGTAATCCTCTGCAATGCATTCAGCCTTGTTGTCGAATCTCTCAAACATCTGCTTTATTCTTTTGTTACCAAAACCAAATTCATCATGCATTGTTACAGCCATTAGGATTTTTACATACAGTACTGTGTTGTACTTAACATTGTCACTGAATTTGTCTAAGTCTGCCTTTGATACCCTTAAAGGTAGGTCAATGGCATTTCTCATTTTCAGGTCTGCTTCCAAGGCATCCAATCCCTTTTCTCTTGCAAACCTCAGGGCATATGCCATACCCTCACGTCTTGCCTGTTCCTCTTTTGACATTCTTGCCATCCTTATTTCCTCCATTGCCATAAGCCTTTGCCCTAAAAATCTTTAGTGCATTGTCTCTTGGTCTTCCGTCATTTATGAACTCTTCCTGTTCGTGTGTTAAAATGCAGCCAAATTCCTTACTTGTCTTTTTTCTCATTCATTTTCTCCAGCTTCGCCTTAAGCTCTGCTCTCTCTTCCTTGATTCTTGCCAATCTTACGTGATCTTCTGCTGATAAGATTGAAACTGAAAATAAAATCTGCGATTCCATTCTGTCCAATTCCTCTAAGCGAATTTCTATATCCTTAATATCCTTAACTTTCATTTTGTTGTTTCCTCCTCTTGTCTCTGTTTTCAATCAGTCGTCTTTCCAATGTCTGGTAGTCATATTGCCTTTGGTCATTAAATGTCTTCTTGTTTTGTTGCTCTTTCTTTACAGGATAAAAATTACTCCATCCTCCTGCTATGGCATTCTTGACTGCCTGTATTTTCTCCTCGTCCGTGTCTGCCACCTGTTCAAGTCTCTCAATCAATGTCTGTATCTGATAGCCAACAATCTGTCTTCCCTTTTGTTCCCTAAGTTCCAGAAATTGCCTAAACACGTCATTAAGGTTTTCGTTGGAAAAATACTTTATATTTTCTTTACTTTTGTTTTCTTTTATTTTCTTTTGTTGTATTTCCGCATCATTTATGTTGGTTTCTGTTACATTTACACTTGTTTCTGTTACATTTATCGGTTTTAATGGTTCATTTAATAAGGGTTGACCTTTTTCATCAATCAACCTGTACCTTGTTTTCTGGACTTTGTTCCTAACAGTCACTGTATCGTAGCGTCGCTGAATTCCAACAGAGGTTATAACTCCTTGCATCAGGAGGTCATGATCAAACAGACCTATGTCCGCACAAGAGAGAATAACTTGTAACACAAAGTCTTTTTTGTTAACCCATCTGTTACCGATTGTCTTGATGATTTTAACCGGAAGGTTCTTCTTGAGCTGTTCAAAGTTTTTAAACTCAAGAAAGTAACCCTCTCGGTAAACCATCGAAATGACTATGTCGTAAATGGTTTGACCCAATGGACCATATTCATTCATCAGGTCCATTATTTTAAAGTCTTCATAATAATCAACATCTTTCGGGAAATAACTAAGTCCTGCCTTTATAGGTCTTCCCATTTGTTTCTCCCATCTTAATGTAGTTTCCTGCTTCATATTCCCTATATATCTGCATCCAATCATCAAGTGTCATTGTCACCAGAATGTCTGCATTGTTTTTCTTGTGAAACACTGCCGGAAGTTCATCCTGCCTTGAATCTCTTCTTGCCTGCTCCATCCAGTCATACAAGTGCATTTTTTCCTGATGTTTTGCTTCTATATGTATTCCCGGAAGTCCCACAACGTCTGCATCACCATTTGCCCCACAATACTGCTGACCTCTTCTGGTTCTGTATCCGTATTCCCTTAGATGCCCGGCAAGTTGTCTTTCAAACCTTGCCCCCTTCTGCCTTGCATTAACTGCCATTCTGTATCTCCCTTACTCTTTTCCTTGTTGCCAGCAACGACCAACCTATTCTCTTTAATCTGCTGCTTTCCTGCTTGTAATACTTAATTACAAGTTCATCTTCCTCGCCCTCTATTGGTTGAAAATACCCTTGTCCATTGGATAGATTAAGTATTACCGTGTTTCTTCTGGCCATTGCAATTTCTTCCCTTATGTCTCTGTCTGACAATCCTGTCACCTTCTCTAGCTTTTTTCTTGAAATCGCATTGTCCTTTCCGAAAGGGATGTAATCTGAAATGTTCATTGTCACGTCTCCTTTCTGCCTGCCACCATTCAGGTGACAGGTCTTACAATTTTGTGATATATATTTTGATTTATGACTGTCTGTTTTTTAAAAATTGAAAAATGGCTTTGATTCTGTCTGAACCTTGTTTTCAGCCGATTTCTCATTGTTCTTCTTTTCTTCTGGAACATTCTCTGTTTCTTCAGCTGCCTGCTCCACTACTTCCTCATAATCTTCATTTTCTGTCTGCTCAACAGGTGTTGTTTCCACATATGTATGTGTTCCATCCTCATTAATTACTGTCATGTCACTGTCAAGTGCTGTCTGTAGGTCAATGCTCATTATTCCCCACTTGCTTATGATTTGTCTCAACATTGTCTTGTATGCCATTCCGTCAAAGTCCTTGCTCCAGAAGGTCCACTTCGTTCCCTTCTTCAAGTCTGATGCATATCCCTGTGAATACTTCACTGCGTGAGCCTTCATCTTTTCCTTTGACCAGTACATTGCCTTCCTGAATCCATTGACATACTCAAACATTGCATAATAGCCAATTGTTTCTGCCTTTTCTCTCTCATTTTCATCTGAAATGAGATTTACTTCTATGTCTTCATTAAGTGGATCGAATCTGATTAACTCACCTTTCTTAATTGCCAGCACATTTAACTTCTTGTACTGTCCTGATCTGATTGCCAGCTGAATGTAGCCCTTGTACCCAAGCTGGAACTGTGCCACCTTTGTTCCTGTTTTGTTATCCTTGAACGGAACCATGTAATACTGTCCAAGCTGTGGACTTGGAGATAGATTAAGACTCTCTCCAAGCAATGCTGCACTTACTATTGATGAATTTTGACATTCCTGTAATGTTGGATTATTTCCAACCGCACTTACTATTGAACTGATGAATCTCTTTCCGTTCTTTCCACCAACAACCTCATTAATCTGATTCTTTACCGCATCATTTTTCAAATATGCCGTAAAACTTGTTTCTTGTCTTTTTGCCAAACTGTTTGATACTGCCATTTCATTTCCTCCTACTGTATCTGCTCATATTTAATGTTGTTTTTCGTAAGGAACTCACCCAATGCATTGAGCTGGTTTCCTGTTCCACACACCCTGATTACTATTGTGTGTATCTTCTCTTCCTGATTTTCTTCTGTTCTTTCTTCCTGTGCCTCTTCCTCAACAGTCTGTGAAACACTTTCCTGCTTCTGCTCCGGTTCCTTCTTTCCTGCCTCTGCAAGTTTTTCGGCTTCTGCCTTTTCTCTTGCCTGTCTTTCCTCAAGTTCTGCCTTTCTTCTTGCCTCATACTCGGCTTTTCTTCTTGCATTTTCCTCGTATGTCTGTTTAACCATCAATGCTTCTGTAATGTTGAGGGTTTCAATGTATTTCTGTTTCATTTCAAACTGATATTCACCGGTTTCAGCATTAATGACTTCCAAGTCGTGTATTACACTGTCTCTCATGTGCTCCATTTCATTGGTTATTGACTTTAATGTTGTTGTCACATTCAGATAACTTTCCTTGAAAACACGTTTGAATGTGAGTATCTCCTTCAGCTCTTCGGCACTTGCAAAGGTTCTGTCATATATCTCCTCAACCTTTATAAGCTTCTCTTCCCTTTTCTTCTGGTCATAAGCCTTTACCTGACTGTCAATGTTGGCATTTGCCTCATCTACAATTGCAATCAGTTCCTTTACCTGGCCTTCAAACACACTGTATGGTTCAAGCATCATCTTCTTGACATCTTTCTTTCCGTCATTCAATGCCTTGCTGAACTTATTAAGTGTTGCCCTGTCAGCCTTTGCTTCCTTTATGTTTTCATCCGTGTACACCAATGACTTGTACACGTTTGCCTTTTCAGTAACTTCCTTTTTTAATTCCTCAAAGTTCCAATCAATGTGCTTTAGTGCATTATCCATTGTTGGATTGTAAATTTTTAATTCCATCTTTTTTGTATTCCTCCTGTTTTAAATTTCCGGCAGAATGAGAGCCGGCTTTTTTCTTTTTTTCACAAGCTCCATGAACTCCCTTTCTGACCTTTTTATTATTTCAATGTCTTCCTCAACATCTGCCCTTTCAATGTGATAATCCTTTGTGATTAGTCTTATGCTCTTATTCCACACACTCTTTATCTGTGCCCTGAGTTCGACAAACTCATATTCCGTCACCATCAGGTAATGAAGCACCTGTATGTAATAATTGTCCGGGATGTGTTCACCATCCCATTTTTCCTTGTGCATTGAACCAAAAAGCTCACTGGTCTTGCATTCAAATATTCCCTTCCTCCCGGTTTCAAGTTCTGTCAGTTCTCCATCAAGTGATGCGTGTGCAAACGGATACTTGTCATTGAGAAGCATGTTATCACCAAAGTATTCAACCTTGTATTCCGGGTGGTCCAATGCAAATATTGCTCTTATGTGTTCCTCTGCCCTGATTCCATATATTACATACGGTTCATTTGATATGTCTCTTGGCTTGGTTATTCCAACCATTTCATTCCAAAACTCCACATTGTTCTTGTAGGGATTAAGTCCCAACACTGCTGCTGCATCAGAACCACCTATCTTTCCCTTTCTTGCAAGAAGCCATTCAGGTTTACTTGCAAATTTCTTTCTTGTAACCATTTCTAATCAACCTGTTCATTAAGAATTTCATCTGTACAGTGCATTAATAATGTAACCAATATCACCATTCCCAGAGCCACAAGTAACTGCCCTGCCTTGCTGTCTACCTCAATCCAGCCATTGACTAACATCACTGCTCCTGTAATTACTCCTATTACCACGTTCTTGAATCCGTTAAGTACTCTGTACTTTTCAGCGATAATGTGGTAATCTTTAAGTGGTTTGTTTTTATATGAGCTTGAACGTATTGCAGTACATTCAGGCTCTTTTCTTTTAACTTCTTTCACTTCAAGTCTTTTGTTTGTTTCCATCTTTTGCTCCTTTACTTCGAAAACAGATCA